CTAGTGTGATTTCATCACCATCAGGACCTTTTACTTTGTCGCCTTTTTTCTTGCCATTCATTTTAGCTTTAGCTACTGCACCGCTGTATGCATTACCTTCGTCCGTTTCTTTTTCTTTACCTTCTGCCATTGCGTCTGGAGCATTTGTTTCATAATCTAAATGATGATATACACTGCCAATCATGTCAGCGGCTTTAGTAATCTTAGATTGAACCCAACCTTCTAAGCCTTCTTCTTCACTTACGTTCGAAAGCATTTTATGCAAGTGTACTGTGTACTTTGCCATTTTATATAGTTCGGCACGTGCCATCTGTACTTCATGATCACGTTCTATACCGTCAGCTAGTTCGCCTAAACCTTCAGTTATTTCATTATTTCTCATCATTAAACTCCGTTACAAAGTATTTATCTTTTTATTGTTTTGCCGCCCATGACATTATTTTTCATGTCTAGTGCGTTTTTAGCTGTTCCGTCTGCATTTAATTTCTGTGGTGCTTTAGGTGCACCATACCTTCCTGACTTAGCTACGTTGCGTTTAGCACCAACTACACTTGATACACTAGCCACCATGCCAGCACTTGTTCCACCAGCAGTTGCTTCTTCGTTAGTGACTGCTTCAGCATGCATAGCCGCCATATGTTTCTTATACTTTGCAGTACCTTTTTTATGTGGACTTTTGCCTTCGTCTACTTTATTCTTTTCATAACAGTCACAATGTTTACAATCTGGTCCGCATTTACATTCCGTTATAGGCTTACCGCAACATGCTTCTGGGCACATTTCTACCTTTGCTTCTTTTACATATATAAATTCACTTGCCTTCATTTCTCTTCTCCTTTGCATGTGTCACATTTACAAAACCCACATACGTCATTGGCGCATGTAGGACATTCTTTGTCTCGATGACATTCGTGTCCGCAGGTATCACATGTATGTTTGTAGTCATCATTCACATCTAAAAGTCCTGTTTGCTTGTACTTTATGTACTTATCATCTAAGACAACTAATTGTGTTTCGGATATGTACGAATGTGGACACATTAATGTGACCCAAAGGCCGCTTTCGTACACACTGTCTTGTATATATGTCATGTCTACTATCATTTTAGCAACTGACCTTTTTTATACATAGTGTTTAAACTGCTCACTGTAAATTCTTCGTTAAATGTTACGCCTAATATAAATCTAGCAACTGACGACGAGTTAGTAACACCGTGCGGATCTCTTGTATCAAAGCATATAGGAACCTCATAGTTAAGCTGAGCTTCAAGTTCGCTATGTGGATAAAATCGACTTTCTGGAATATCTTTAAAGCGTTCTGCAGGAGATGCTACTTTTACTGGAGGTGTATATTCATAACTATCTAAACTAGAATTCTTAAAATCACCAGATATAGGAATATTTATAGCACATCCGCGACCGTAATCAGAATGTGGGCCTATAATGCCATGCGGGTTGACTAAGTTATATGCAACTGCGCTTATTATTTGATCAGCATCTTTAAATATGGAATCTACTATATCTAATGTTTCGTTATCGGCGTCACCTGTATAGAACTTAAAACGGCCGGTGCCAAAATGACCCCAGGTGTGATACTGGTCGTATACTCTTTTTTCGAGGCTGTATTTGTCTACAATGAGATCTGGAAGGAGAAAATGTTCTATCATAACTATATTTATTTTGTTAGCTACGGTAGTATTAAGATACTGGGTTTGTGTCTGCCATATGTTGCTTGATATCTTTAGCAGTACGTTCAAACTTATGATCTTTATGTTTGAACCCAATGCCGCCGGCCGCTTCCCAGGCATTAATATTAACACCGTAGTCGTCGATTAGTATGTTTGCTGAACCGTTTTGTGCAGTAGCATACTGTGGTTTGTTGTGTGTAATGTAAATATTCTTAGGTGGAAAAAATGCTAAATTCTTTTTAATCCATTCACGCTTATGTGGCTCTGAATTTGGATCATCTGCTAAAGGACTTGTACAAATATTGTATTCGCCTTTAACTTTTTTAATTAATGACAATAGTTTTTTTGCTTCTGGAAGTAATGGTAACTGTAACCAAAAATCATCAGTATCGCGGATTTTTTGGAGTGCATCATCTATGTCATGTTGTTTGTGAATGTCGGAAAAGTGATCTACGTTCATTAACTTAGCCCACTCACCAAAGAAGTCAGCAAGAACACCGTCCATATCGACGTATATTTCCGTTGTTTTATTTAATTTGTTAATTGCTTCATACATATGCTTATAGTATAACACATGTTTGTTGGTATTGTCAACCATTAACTTACTAATGCGTGGCTTGAATAGCTTTTGATCGCCTTTAGTAGTCTTTAATACAGGTTGATTTTTGTCGTCTTTACTAAAGCCTTTAACTTCTGCTTTACGATTTTTAAACTTACCAACTAACACTTCGTCACCAACATTAATGTCCGGAAGTTCTAATTTAGTTGCTTCAGCAAGCCCTAAGTTAAACAATACGTTGGTACTTTTGCCTTTTACTTTTTTACTAAGTGTAGGCGGACGGCCGTCTTTATCTACATCATAACCTAATTTAGCGGCTTCTATTGATAGCTGATTTACACCTACATCAACAGTAGTATTAACACCTTTTACAATGCGGCCATCTTCTCTAATTTCAGAAAACCTCATTTACGTGTGCGCCCTCTAAGTCCGTTAGGCATATTCTCGCCTGTCATTTTAGGTAGACTGAACCATAGTTCAAACCATTCTTTGTCACCTGGACGAATGTTTTTTGATTTCATTTGTTTAACATTTTTAGCGGCAGCGTCACTAATGTTTTCTAGAGTGTACTCGGTGTAACCCTTATATTCGTTTACACCTGCAAGTTGCTTTATACGCTCTAGTTCATCCATTATTTTGGTACGCACTTGTTTACACGCTTGCCTTTGTTTTTACCTGTGCCAGCTTGTGTGCCAGCTTTTTTGAACTTGGGCCAGCATTTTTTAGGTCCTGCTACTTCTGTTTGAATATTATTAAATGCTTCAGTAATGTCTGCACTTTCAATACGGTAACGTTTACCGTGAGCATGAACTTCTTTACCTACCATCATTTTTAGTATACGAGATAACTTCTCAACATCGTCTTCTTGGTCTAAGTAATCCATAATTACATTTTTTATATGCGGAACAAGTGATGCTTTATTTAAAACAAGATTGCCTTCTCCTACTTCTTGTTCAGTAACGCCCAATGCATCTCTAATAGAATCAAACATGTCTTGTGCAATGCTTTGATTAGCTACACCTTGCTTAAATAAGTCAAACTTATCTTCAAGTGCAGCCGCTCTCATTTTACTTGCGCTCATACCTTCAGCACCATCTGCATCAGGATCACGTTGACCTGCATTTACAATCTTGATACTGTTAAAAGTATAGTCTTTGCCGTTGTAATCATTTAATAATTTTTCAAATTGTTCTACTCTATCAGAGCCTGCAATGTATACAATATCAGTATACCCTAAACTTTCAAGTTTCTGCATCATTTGAATAATAGTTCTAACACCTTCATTGCCTACTGTAACATGGCTGCCAAAACTTGCCTTTGCAAATCTAACTTTTTGTTCAAAACTTAATGGATTCTTTTTCTTATCTTGTGTGTGACTTACAAATACAAAATGGTCACCTGGCATGGACATCATTGCATCAGTAAGTTTCTTATGTCCTATCGTCGGCGGGTTCATGCGACCAAATGCGGCAACAGCAACCTTACTAGGTGCTTCAAATAACTGTCTTAGTCTCATGAGTTGTATGTACCTTTTTTAATTTCGTGCATCTCTTCAGCATAAATCTTCTTTGCTATGGCCATTCTATCTTTTTCAGTAAAGACATCGGCATCAGTCCTAGCTAGTTCGTATACTTCAACGTATCTTTTTATTGCTTTCTCTACAACAGGAAACAATGTTGTTTTTGGGTTAATCTTTTTCTTATTAGCAAAATCAGCAGACATCTTATCTATCATTGGAAAAAAGTGCTTACGATAAAATATAGGATCGTTACGCATATAGACACATACATCATCTACTATGTCAAAGTTAGGCTGAAATTCGTCTATAGAGTCATTATTAAATTCATTAATTTTCATATTACCATTTCCTGCATGACCAGTAACGTGCTTTAGTACGTGGCCCTGGATTGTCACAATTATGTCTAGCTCTAAATGAGCGCCTTGCCGCTGGGTTGTTCTTTTTAATACTCATAGCTTTACCTTTAACACTGCTTCCGCCGTGTCCAAAGTTTACTTTTTTAGTATTACCTGTTTTGGGATCTTTAACATAAACTTTAAACTTCTTAACATCGCCTTGCATAGGCTTGCCTAGTTTAACTTTACGTCCTTGGTATTCTGCTTCGTCCATGTCGTCATCTTCATTGTACCACATAGTGCCGTACTCTGCATAAAACTCATCATCGTCTTCAAACGTTTCTTCATCAATAGCATCTTCATTAGACATTGATACTTCGATATCAAAATCGTCATATCCTTCGGAGAACATGTAGGCTGTTAGTCGCTCTGCATATTCGTCTGCTTCAGTTTCTGATAATTCTCTTTGTAATGGAATCTGGTATATAGTTGCGCCTTCAACTGACTCAAATACTAATGAGTTAGGAAATATTGACTCGTCTAGCGACTCTGTCAGTCCTTCTTTTTTGTCCATTACTATGTTTACAAAATGTTCCATTATAATTCCTAATGATTTAATTTAATACTTGTTACTGCACCATTGGTATACGTTACTACTGTTCTAACCCAAACATAGTTACCAGTAAAGTTGTATATTGATGCACCCGTAGTACTCGTTTCCGTAGTACTTATAATATCAAAATAATCGCTGTCAGTGGGCGTAGTAGCTAATGTGCCTTGCATCTTAATAGTTCCTATAAAACTATTTAAATCATATTGCACAGTATGAATGCCGTCACTACGTCCGTAGTAACCATCACCTTTAAATGCTGAGCCAGTAATAGTGACAACTGTACTATCTCCTGGGTGTGTGTTTGTCGTTAATATTGTTTCGCTGTTTGCCATATAACTATTTATCAATATCGGACTTGTTAATAAATTTATCGACACGCCTAATTGCGCCTCCGATTATGATATTAACAAACTGTAATATTTTCATATCTCTACAGTAAAAGTACATTCCGTTAACATAATTGTTAGCTTCAACTAAATTTAAAAATACCCTTCCAGCTTTAACTTTGTCTGGATTCTTTCTAGCCCATCCTGCAAACGAACTATCTACGTCAGTACCAACAGTAACTTTATATTCAAATTCAATTGGACCGTTGCTAATAATAACATTAGGCTCTAGTAAGTGTACAGAACTACTGTCAGCAGGTTTCCAAATTTCTGTAACATGATCAACTGTACTTACTAGATGTTCGATCCAATAAAGGTCATTTGAGTATACTACTATAGTCGGACTTTCAATTCTTAGTTTATAACTGCTTTGTTTTTGAGTTGAAAACTCATTGTACAGATGACATGCGTGGATCAGCGTAGATATACTAATAGTCTTAGTTCGCTGGCCCCATTTATCAGTAATAAATCCGCGGTTATCTAATTGTGTGTAGAAATCGTCAAGTACGCCGCGAGCTTTAGAGAGTTGTTTCTCTCTAAAGATCGACGCTATCGGACAAGTTATCGATACTTTGTAAAGGTACGTATCGTAAAATAACTTAGTTGTCTCAAATTGTCTCAACTATTTCTTCTTTAACTTCGGACACTAAAACGATCTCGCCGTCTTTAATGCTAATAGATACAGCGCCACCGTTCTTAAGAGCGCCGAATAACATTTGTCTTGATAGCGGACGTTTAATGTCTTTATCAATAACACGCTGTAATGGTCTTGCACCCATCTTAGCATCAAAGCCTTTGTCAACTAAGTAGTCAAGTGCTTCGTCAGTAATTGTAATGCTAATGTTTTTACTATTAACCATTCCTTTAAGTTCAACAAGGAACTTACCAACAATCTTCATCATTACTTCTTTAGTCAACTTGCCAAACGTAATAACACCGTCAAGTCTATTTCTAAACTCAGGAGCAAAGAACGCTTTTAATGCAGTATCGTCTTGTACATTTTCTGCACTTTCATTGAAGCCAATAGTGTTCTTTTCTGCGTCACGAGCACCTAAGTTAGTAGTAAGAATTAGTACACAGTTACGTGCATCTGCTTCTTTACCATTAGATCCTGTGATCTTACCATTGTCCATAACTTGCAACAAGATTTGTGATACATCTGGATGTGCTTTTTCAATCTCATCAAGCAGAAGCACACAGTTAGGATTTTCTTGCAGTTTAACAATAAGTTGTCCTGCATTATCCTCGTGTCCTACATAACCTGGAGGGCTACCAATTAGTTTAGCAACACTATGACGCTCTTGATATTCACTCATATCAAACCTTACTAAGTTTACCCCAAGTTGCGTAGCAAGTTGTTTAGCTGTTTCTGTCTTACCAGTACCAGTTGGGCCCATAAACACAAAGCTACCAATTGGTTTATCATCAGGCTTAAGACCTGCTTGACTAACAAGGATCTTATCAACAATGCCTTCAATAGCATCGTCTTGTCCGTATACAACTTTCTTAAGATTAGCTTCAAGGTTCATCAAGTTTTCAGTTTCTTTTTCAGCAACTTGCTCTTCAGGCATTTTAATGATCTTAGCAAGTTCAAACTGTACACTTGCCGCATCAATAACTTTTTCACCTTCGTGTTCTTTAAGGTTAAAGCGTGAACATGCTACGTCAATTAAGTCAATTGCTTTATCTGGTAACTTCTTGTCATTCTGATACTTAACACTTAGCTTGATTGCTTCTGCAATAGCTTCGTCGGTAATAGTAGTATCATGAAACTCTTCGTAATACTTCTTAATACCATGTAGGATATCACTAGTTACTTCTGCACTAGGCTCATCAACTGTTACACGCTGGAATCGACGCATTAATGCACGATCCTTCTCAAAGAACTTACGATATTCTTCCCAAGTAGTTGAAGCAACAACTTTAATGTTACCTTTAGAAAGTACAGGCTTGAGCATGTTAGCAAGGTCATTGCTACCACCGCCACCTGACGCACCAGCACCGCTCATCATATGTGCTTCGTCGATGAATATGATAGTCTTGCCTTTCTTCTTAATGCCAGCAAGCACTAATTTAAAACGTTCTTCAAAGTCTCCACGATACTTACTACCAGCAAGCATAGCACCAATGTCTAAGTTATATACACGATATTCTTGTAAAAACTCAGGACATTCTTTGTTAACAATCTTGTACGCAAGTCCTTCTGCAATAGCAGTTTTACCAACACCCGGATCACCAACAAGCAATACGTTATTTTTCTGTCGACGGCCCAACGATAGTGCAATACTATCAAGCTCTTCAGCTCGGCCAATGACGGGATCAATTTTATTGTCTTCAACCTCACTATTAAGATCAGTTGTAAATGCACGTAGCGCACGATCAGCTTGGCTTGCATTTTCGTCTGCAAACTCTTCATCTGTATCAGCGTTAATAAATTCGTTAAACTTTTCTTTGTCTACACCACCTTTTTCAAGCCAGTAGCAACCTACACTTTTCTTTTCACTTAGCACACTAAGAATAACGTCAGTTAGTTCAATATTAGCTCTACCGCTGAATAGTGTTTGTGTAAATGCTCTGTTTAATACACGTTCTACCGTTTGTGTTTTCTTAGGCTTGTATTTTGTAACTTCCATTTTCTGGTCGTCACAGTTATTCTTAAGATGGTGTTCTAGATTTGTTTTTACATAATCTAAGTCTGCACCAAAACCAGTAAGTGCCGCTGCCAACTCTTGCTCACATAGCATCGCATATAATAAATGTTCAATTGTTACATATTCGTGTTGTAATTTTTTAGCATCCTTCACTGCCTTATCAAAAACTGCTTGTAATGCTTCGCTTGGTTCTACCATTATTTCTTTTACCTTTAAATTTAATGTACTGTTTATTATAACAACAATATGCTAATAAGTCAAGACTTACTTTAGTAAATTGTCTTTGATCTCTTTTAATTTTATTAAGTCAACTGGGTCGTTAAGTAACGGTGTATATGCGTCAAGTGTTACAAACATGTTGCCCCGTCTGTTTGTATTTACTTCTGGCAAGCCATGACCTGTAACATTAAACGTTACTCCAGGCTTTGTACCAGCCGGTATTGTTAACCTAATTTTAGTTCCTTCTATGGTCGGTATATCATCCTGACATCCTAATAACAAATCTATTACACTAATCCTGTGCCGCATAATTAAATTATGCCCATCGCGATCAAACATAGAATGTCGCTGTACTTGTATTTGTACAATTAAGTTACCACGAGGTCCGGGTATTATTTCTTCCCCAAGCCCTTGATACCTAACCTGATTTCCATTTATTGCACCAGGTGGAATATTAATGTCGACTGTCTCTTCTCGTCCGTTTCGTAGTCTAAATGTCGCAAGTACTTGTTTACCAGTTACACATTCTTCTAGTGTAATATCAACAGCAATAGTTACGTCTGGGTTTCGCTGTTGTTGCTGTTGTTGTCTAAATCCAAACTGAGCAAATATGTCGCCAAAGTTGCCATTCATATTTTGGGTATTAAACTGTGCTTGTGCTTGTGGATTATCGTACTGTTGGCGTTTTTGGGGATCTTTTAAAGTAGAGTATGCTTCGTTAACTTCTTTGAACTTCTCTGCATCACCGCCCCTGTCAGGATGATGTTTCATACTTGCTTTTTTATATGCATGTTTAAGTTCGTTGTTATCTGCGCCTCTGTTGACGCCTAGTATATTATAGTAATCCATACTAGTACTTATCGAGCTTATTTACGTCCTTTGCTAGATCCGGTATATAGACCAAACCAAGCGGCTCCAGCACCAACAACAACACTAACTAACCCTGATTGTTCCATAGTTGCGTCTACGCCTAAATTCATATACCAATGTACAACTTGGTACAGTAAAACAATATAAACTGATATAAAAATACGTGGAAAAATTCTCCACTGATCAAATGCATGAGCAAGGTGAATAAGTTTAGCATACGGATTAGGACCTAAGTCTTTAATACTTGTATCAACTTCTAAGTCCAATTTAACTCTGCGTGTAGTTGATTCTTTTGATGTTACAATTTCAGCTTCGTAATCATCTTCTTGGTAAGTAATTGTTTCTACAGGCGTTGGCGCAATGCGCTTTCTAGGTTTAGGAGTTTCTTTAGCAACTGGTTCTAAATCTTCTAGTTTTTTACGTGGCATTATGTATTATTCCCATTAATATGTTCGTCAATTAGTTGACTGTTTTTATCAATACGTTTACCATTAGACATTGGTGTAGTATCAAATATAATCTTCTCTAATTTTAAAGTAGCTATACGCTCATTTGGTACATATCTCCAACAGTAATCACCATCTAGTGATCCGCCTTCTTTAGTAATACCAAACACTGTAACAGAGTTTCCTATTTTAACAATTAACGCTCGCTCTCCGTCTAGTATTACTTTGTCACCTTCTTGGAAGTCTCTACTCAGTCTGAACTTTAACCCTTTAGCAATTCCTGTAGCATAATCTTTAAACATTAGTGTAATAACTAATGCAAGTAATGCTGTGCCAAATGGCATAATCATTTCAGCAAAATCCATACCAACAGTATCCATACTACTTCTCCAACTCGACTATACGTGCTTCAAGTTCTATAATTTTTGCGGATATTTTTGGATGTACTTTTTTCCATGCTTCGGGATCTTGGTTAAGCCAAGTCCAACCGTAACGGTCTCGTAACCAATCACATGTTTGGTCAAACTTAGAATAGCCCCAAAGGCCAAGTCTAGTGTCTTTAATATAGAATAGTGCCGCGGCACCAATTAATGAGCCAGCAATACTAGTGTAAATCCAAAGATAATCCATATAGTTCTCCTACTGTATGTATTTATGCATGATCTACGTTAATCGAAGGGGTTAAACTTATCCCAAGCTGAAACAGGCTTTGTTTTGTTTGCGGCGTCTACTTTTGAATTAATATCATCGATTGAATCATTTGCGCTATCAAGTGCTTGTTCCGAAGCGTTGTAATAACCTTCATACGCGGCAATAATAGTTTGCTGTTGTTGTACTAGTGCTCTAATGTCACTAAAGTTTAAACCTAAATTTTCATATCCTTGATCAGTTAATCCAAACAGTACTACAGGTCTACCTGTTTTCTTTAACTCAATAACTGCGGCTTCCCAGTTATCGGGTGTAACAACAATCCACTTAACATCTTTCATGTTAAGCTGATCTACTTTTGGTAATACAAGTACTGGCTTATCTATTGGCTTTGCACTTACCTCTAAAACTTGAGGCATTGAAGTACAGCTACTTAGAAGAAGTACTACTAGGCCACAGCCAAGGACATTCGCTATTAAACTGTTTCGCATTCGTCGCTTCCTTTTCATTGTCAGTTAGTGGTGATCCACTTAATAATTCAAAACATCGCCCTGCTTTACCAGTTGCGCTGTCTACTACTCTTTCTACTAAGCCCGGCTTAGCCGAAGCTAACACACCTAAATCATGCTTTTGAAGTTTTGTTGCTAACACTGTGTTTTGTTGTCTAATGTCAGCAAACTTCGCATTAACTTTAGTAATTGACTCGTTAGCCGCCTTAATATCTTTAAGTAGTGCTTGGTTAGTTGCTTCGGCAGTCTGTGCGGCTATCTTAGCAGTTGCTTCATTTTGGATTAATATAGCCATACGTTCTTGTGTATCGTTGTAGTACCAATAAAACCCACCGGCCATTGTTGACATTATTACAAACGATATTATTGCTATTTTTAATCCCATTTTAGTTCCTAACCTAGTAATTTTCCCAATGTCTTAGGACCTACTATTCCGTCAGCACCTAATCCATTTTTGCTTTGCCATTTTTTAACAGCTCGTGCAGTACCTGGACCAAAAATACCATCAGCAGTTAGGCCAAGTTTTTCTTGTACTTCCGCTACAACTGGTCCACGTGATCCTACACGTACAGTTACATTATAATCGACTTTTGGTTCTTCATAGTCGCCGCCTAATACATCTAGAGCGTGTATGTAATGCTTTTTACGATCTTCTAATCCAATCGTGCCGCCATTAATGCGCTTAGTCATTCCAACAATATCTTGATTGTCGCAATACTTGTTAATCTTGTTTGTATCCCAAAACCAGCAAGCACTATCTAACGCACCTTTTTTAGTACGCACGTAATCTGTTGCATCTTCTGGTGTCATCTCAACTGCTTTACCAAACTCTGTATAGTTATAACGCCCAGTTAACTGAAGTATGCCACCACCGCGAAACTTCCAACCGTCACCGCTATTAGTGTCGCCGTTGTCCATACGTGAAGCGTAAATAATGTTTGCAATTTTTTCTGGTTGTCTGTGATACGGTTGCGGATCTCTTCCTGCTCGTACAAAGTATTTTCCAAATATTTTATTTAATGCAGATGCACTGTAGTTTAAGTTTTCTGTTAATACGTTAAAGTGTCTAGACTCGTGTCCGCATTGTGCAATGAATCCTGCAACACGCTCAATTGTGTCTACTTCCCATAACGGAAGTATTTCGCACATTGCTTCATACCATGCTTTGTGATCGCTGTTACCTTCTAGAAGTTCTTCAACCATCCACTCTTCGAAATTAAATTTAAAGTGTTCTTTTGCCATGTGATATATTCCTATGTTTGGCAGTGTTCACATTACACTGACTTACAGTTACTTATACTATACGTTTTAGTAGAAGTGCCTTTCCGGAATTTTCAAATGTTAGTTTGTCGCCAAACTTTGTAATATTATAGTCACCGACGTACTTACATAAGAATATGATTTCTGAAAAGTCGTTTACGTTAATTTTATCTTTAATTGATTCTATTAATGGCTGTGTGTCACCAAAAGCAAGGAATTCAAAATGTACAGGAGCACACCATTTCTTAGTTATAGTTAATGTATTTTCTAACAAAGTAATATCGTCTACAAACCCTCTACTAAAGAAGTTTTTGTAATTGTCTAAATTACTTTCGCTTATGCCTTGGCCATAAGCCGCTGGATCGTTAGGTACTAGTTCTTCTAATCCTGTTAGAGTTAACTTTGTTGATTTCCAATTCTTATAATAACGGAATCGCCAATCATTCCTGTCAGCAAGTTTGCCTACACCGTCCATTACTTCCATTATTTGATCGTGTATTTTTCTACCACGTTCCATTTCAACAAACACTTTATATGTACCGTCGGATTGTTCACCTGGAGTAATGTCTGCATCTAATACAAACTCATAACCTTTTTCAATAAAGCCCATTAAGTCTTCGGCAGCCGCTTTCTCTCTTATACTAAAACTAAGTGTAACAATGTCTTTGTCATCGCCCATTTTACTTGCAAAGGAATCAATTTCTAATACCTTGTAAACCATGTCACGTAAATCACCTATGCGTAAACCCATTATACTGCCATCCCTGCGGCCACTTCATCTGGAGCATCCGCCATTGCTTGATCTGCTGGTTGCATTTCACTTTCTGCTTGTGCTGATGCATCAACTGCTGGTTCCGTTTCAAAATCTACCATATCTTTGTAGCCTGAATAAATGTCCATAACTAGCGACTTTGGCATTTGTATTTCTACTAACCAAATTGGCTTTTTATCAAGTTTACCTTTTTTAGTACCAGGACGCATATCGCCGGGTTTACGTATTATACGTGGTACAACTACATATGTTTCTTTGTACTTTACTTTACAGTCGTAATCGGTTAAACGCTTCCCGCCCATTGGGTCAGGCATCTTACCTTTAGGCCACATAAATGTACAAGTAATCCAATGTCTATCGATAACTGGTCCTTCAGCAAGTTCGCCGTCTTCCCAGTTTTTATATACATAGATATCCAACTCGTCGATTACTCGTTCAAAGTCTTTTAGTACCTGGAAAGCAGTGTTGCTTCCGTAGACACCTTCTATGTTTCTTACTAAATCATAAACGTCTTGCATATTTTAGTTTCCTATCTTATATACTTATTTATCATGATCTAATAGTTAACATATCTTTTTTCTCTTGTCCGCAGATGATAAGTAAAAGTGTAAGGCAATGCTTTACTACTTAAAGCAACAATTGTCTTACTCCATTAACGCACAGGAGGACACTTAATGGGCGCTAAAAGAAAAACTGCTAACAAGTCATCAAATGGCCGAAAGCAGTCCAACAACAACTTCAACAACAACGTTGTTGAGATGAAGAACTTTACTCAAAAAGAAAAACAAGTCGCAATACTTCCCCGAAATAGAAATCAAGAGCAATACGTGCTTACACTGTTAGACCCTAAGAAAGATATAGTCTTTGGCGTAGGGCCGGCAGGAACAGGTAAAACCCTGTTGGCCGTGCAGGTTGCTGTTAAACTATTCAAAGAAGGAAAGGTCGATAAGATTATTGTGACTAGACCGGCTGTATCAGTGGACGAAGACTTAGGTCATTTACCTGGTACTTTGGAGGAAAAAATGGCTCCATGGACAAGACCGATCTTTGACGTTTTGCGTGAATACTTCAACGCACGAGAAATCGAAGGTATGATTAGTGAAGGCGTAATTGAAATTTCACCATTAGCATATATGCGTGGTAGAACTTTTAAGCAGAGCTTTATACTGGCAGATGAAATGCAAAATGCAACCCCAAACCAAATGAAAATGTTATTAACACGTTTAGGCGAAGGATCTATGATGGCTGTTACAGGCGATCTTAATCAAGCTGATAGACGAGAAGATAACGGATTGATAGATTTCACTAGACTGTTAAGAAACAGCGAATCTAAACATTTGGATGTAGTCCAATTCGAACGAGGAGATATCGAACGTCACGAAGCTGTTAAGGAAGTCTTAGAAGTTTACGGCGACGAGTAGGTAGTACACCTGTGTACTACATGTTAAATTGTAGTACACAGGGTTTTGTTACAACTCTTTAATTAGCGGAAAGATTTCTGCTATTACTGATGCACATGCAACAGCAACATCCATATGTTCTTTCTGTGTGCCATTTGCACTACGCAATTCGATGTAGTGTACCCAACTACGTAATGTACCATTCATATATAACCTTGTCTTAGTAAGGCCTTCTGGTAATACTTTACGTGCTACTTCTTTAGCAATGCCATTATTAATAGCCCAGTCATATGCACGACCTGCTGTGTAGATAACGTCTTGTTGCATTTCTTCCCATTTAACAATTAGCTCAGCCATACCTTCATCGGCCATGTTAACGTCAATTGAGTTCTGTCTGTTCTTAGTGTCTTGTAAACGTGCTTCGCTGGTAATAAACACTTCGCCCATTTCTTTAGGATCTGCATACCGCTGACTAAACTCTTGGAAAGCAAAACTACGATGACGTACAATTTGATGTGCAATGTCGCGTGTTGTGTCAATTTCAATTGTAGCATTAACCATCTCTAAAGGTGACCAATGTTGATGTTTAATCAAATACTTAATCAAACGTTCACTTGTTTCTGAATTAATTTGTGCTGTAGGGTTACTAACTTTTGCACAAAATGCAATTAGCTCTTGTACGTCTGTTAACCCTTCTGCTTCAAACTCAGGTGTTGCTTTGCTGTAGCTTACTAATCTTGTTGTCATCTTTTCGTTCCTTAATTATTTTGTCAATTTCTTCAAACCACTCTGTCGGAGCCTGAGTAAGTATTTCGTCTATCACATCATCTAACTCTTCTAGACTGCGTCTTTTATTCATCACCTTTGCCTGCAGTTTCTGAAAAGTGATCTTCGTACTTATTAGGGACACCATCCCATTGTTCGCGTTCTTCCGCGCTAGGTCTGTTTTCAGTAACAGTAGTTATTACAGGCCATTGTTCAGAGTACTTAGTATTAATGCCCATCCACTTTGCTAATTCATCCGGCCGGTCTCTAAGTGAAGAGTCAGTAACAATAGCATTTGCTGGGCATTCAGGCTCGCACACTCCGCAATCAATACATTCGTCTGGATTAATTACAAGCATGTTTTCGCCTTCGTAAAAACAATCTACTGGACAAACTTCTACACAGTCCATGTGTTTACATTTAATGCAGTTGTCTACTACTAAGTATGTCATTTATATACGTCCTAGTCTAATTAGCGTAGCCGCTAAATTAATCTCCGGATCTGCGACCAATGTATGATCAACTAGACCTTGTTTAATAGTTAATACTGCTGTATCTTGTTGTGCGTCATCACCAAACAGTTCAATGTTGTCATAAAGCCAGCGATAGATCTCTTCCATTTCTTCAGGTCGAACTGCTCCGCACAATAGCTTACGTGCTTCTGCAATTTTGCCTGCTTTAAATAGCTCAACCATATCAAGTTTCCAGTCAGCTTCACCTGTGTCGCCTTCATTTGGGCGTAGTAAACTACCGTCTGTGCTATTCATTTGTACAGTGTTAATACACTTGCGCAAGTCAGGATACGTTGCTTTAACATAAGTGTCAAGCGTGTCTAAGTCTGGCGTAATACCTTCAGTAATAAGGATCTCAGCTACTCGTGCAGTAAACTCTGTTTGATCAATTTTAGCAATGTGAAATCCTTGACAACGACTGTGTAGTGCAGGAATAATCCTATTAGGATAGTTACATGTTAAAATAAAACGTGCAGTTGTGTGATACTCTTCCATTACACCACGTAGCGCGGCTTGTGCGTTTGGGCTTAAATAATCAGCCTCGTCAAGTAGCACAACTTTAAAGTCACCAAACGGAATCATTTGTACAAAGTTAATAATCTTATCACGCACATCGTCTACACTGTTAGTACGACTTGCGTTAATTTCTAAAATGTCTAAGTCTTGTATTTCAAGTTCGTTAAACAATAACTTAGCAAGTGTAGTTTTACCAATACCTGCGTTACCACTAAACAACAAATGCGGAATAGTCTTTTCTTTAATCCAAGTGTTTACTTGGTTGCGTTGTGCGTCATCACGAAACACGTATCCTGATACTGTATTAGGACGATACTTTTCTACCCATAATTCTTTCACTTATTTGCCTCTTTTTGTTTGTTAGTGTTATTTCCGTATTCACTTCCAATACCCATTAGTATTAAAAATATATAAAGCAACGGCCAAGCCCATCCTACTAGATGCCCCATAATATGAAGTATCATTAGTGCTACGCCACTAGCACCTGCGGTACCAATGCCTGTGTTTTTATATTCAGGGAATTTCATACTGTCTCCTTATACATTATTATACATTAAACCCAACCTAAAGTCAAGTTTTAACTTCTAGTAGTTTTACAATTTTAGTTAGTAATTTTCTAATCTTTACTAGTTCTTTTATGTCCGAGGACTCTTCTAGCTTAGTAGGCTTTACTAGCTTTTGAATCTTTGTACCTTCGGCTTCAACCTGTGATAATTTCATATATCTCCTTCCAACTGTCTGCCCTAATAAGTCCAGGATACTCAAAGTCTTTATTGTACGGGTGCGTAATAAGAATAGACTTATGACCAGCTTTAATGCCAGCCACTATATTTTCTGGCTTATCTTCAATCCACCAATGTCCGGGTTCCCACTGTTTTAAGTATTCGTCTTTGTCTGCGCCTGTTTCAATACATTGGCAACTTATAAATGCAGTTCCAAAATGATCTAACAAATTTGAGCTCCTTGCCTTGCCAGCATATTCATCAGTACTCATAGAAGTAAGGCCAGCAAATTGATAACCTTCTTTCCTTAACTTAGTTGCGTACTCAACTGCACCTTCCATAGGTGTTAAGTAGCCCATCCAAGCACTTTCGTTAAATTGGATGATTAGTTTATCTGCTTGATCTTTTGTAATGTTGTATCGAACTGCTTGACTATATACATCTGGTACTGCAACCTTAAATTTCTTAGATGACATCCACTTAGTAAATGCAGTATCCCACCTAAGGAATACTCCGTCAATATCTGTTAAAATTAATTTTTCATTCATCGTTTGATGCCTAGTTCCTTATATGCTATTTGAATAGCTTTTGATTGATAGTATGCATCTGCTAATGCATTGTGTAATGAGTTTTGAATCTTCTTACGGGGATCACTTTCACAACAACCAAATAATGTACGCGAATCCTTAACTTGCCAAAAGTTATAAGGAATTGGCATTTCTTTGCTTCGAAACATGTTTTCTATAATAGTATAGTCAAATCCATAACCTTGTCCCCATAGTGTGTCTACACTACCAACAAATTTCCTAATACGTATTAATGCTTCTTCTACGCTAATAGCACCTTCTTGGTCAAAAGCTTCTTCCATAATAGCAGGATCTTGTTTAGACCACCATGCAATTGTGTCGTCACTTGCTGTACGACCCAAAGCGTCTTGCTCGTCAATGTTAATTTTAAAGTACATTTCACTATGTGGTTCTGAATCATCTAGCGGGTTGAACTTAACAGCACCTAAACTTAGTACAGTTGCACTAGGTTGTGTATCAATTGTTTCGAGGTCAATACTTGCGTGTATGGTCAAAATAAAACTCCTTAGTTGCTATACATATATTATAACGTATAACCTCTAAGGAGTCAAGTAGTTTTTTTAAATTATTTACTTGTCAATGAACTGCGATAGTTGCGGTGCTTTCCAACCTACTGGTTTAAGTACTTTACCGTCTTCACGCTTAATTACTTTACTGGTTGTAGGGTCAATCTTTGCAAAGTTAGTATTCATTACTTCTTTCCAAGCCGCTTCTCCGTCCCAGCCTGCGGCACGTATTGCACCCATAGTAACAACTAAAATGTCAACTAGTGCATCAAGTTGTTCTACTTTGTCATTTACATGAACTGCATCTTGTAGTTCTTGAAACTCTTCTTGAATTAACCCAAGATACATTTTATAGTTTGCGTCACTTGCTGGTTGGTCACATGCTGTTGCAAACATGTCTACGTCGTTAAATGGATTAGTCATTAGTAAATTTTTCTCTCTGCTTTTTGATTTAATGCTGTTTGTACAAAGTCACCGGGATCGATAGTATCTGGGTTCCAGTCACCAGCGGAATTTTCACTGTATCTAATGTCGTCTGGCTTTTCGTCTGCAAACGCTAAAATGCTTTCTGCTTCTACCATACGCACTACATATTCATCACTGTCGTCATTGTCTTGCATTGAAAGACCTCTAGTCCAGCGACCGTGCTCAACTAATATCCATTGCCCAACTGCAAACTCGTCTTTGTTGTCAGGACCTTTTGCAAATACCTTACCCCAGCGCGGATATACACCTCTAACATTGCCGTCATCGCCAGCAATAAGTATGCCACCTTTAGTCTTTTGTTCACCAAAATCCATATCAGTAACAAGTACTCTATCTTTAATTGGGCTTAGTCTGCCTTTAATTGTCTTAATGTTACTTGTAGCCATTTAAGTTATTCGCCTTTTTGTGTAAAATTACCGTCTGCATCTTCAACCCAATCATCGGTCAAATCTTTCTCAACTTTTTGTTGTGCTCTAGAACGTGTTGTGCGTGGTGCTTGCACTTGTGCTACTTCAGCAACAGCTTCAGTAGCTACTGTTTCTACAGTTGCTTGTTCATCAGGCATACTTGCTGGATTGTCAGTATAGTAATCCCTGTCTAGTTCTTCTTTTTTGCGAATAATTTTGCCACCTGGACCTAATTCGTCACCACGTGCATTTACTCTAGCGTTGCCAACAGCAACAGCTAATTCGTTACGTTGACGTAACATATCCATGTCAACTTGTTTGCCTTGCATACTTCTATAGGTCTTTTGACCTTTTTGTTTCATTACCATTTTTACTCTCCTTCTCTATTAATACTTATCTCAGGAACTCGGTCCAGTCCAGGTCATACTGGATTGAATCAATTTTGTGAACCCCAATTAAATATAGTACATAACTTGATACACTACTACCTCTACCTACTCCCCAAACAATATCATTCTCGCGCATAAAGTCTACAAGATAGCACATATAACGTAATAGTGGTAACATACCACGCTCAGTAAATGCGTGTAGTTCTTCACGAATACGGTCTCTTTGTTCGTAAGTAAGTTCTCTATTGTTTAAAAAACGTACTACATCCAGTTCTTTATATTCGTCAGGCATAAACCATTCCGACTGTAACGCTGTGTCAAAGTCTTTTTGTTCTACATCTAGTGGAATATATGGAGTAAGTGCAGGTCTGCCTTGATCTTCCATAGCTTTATTAAACTTGGATATATCATCACTAGGTTCACATAATACAACATGACACTTGTCAACATGACCTGAATAGATCATATCAACTAAGTCTTTATTTGTAAATCGGGGTATTCCTAGAGAGTCTGTTTTCATCAGCATAAGTATATTTTAACTTACATTGATGAGTTTGTCAAGTCCTGATTGTGAATTATCCATATCTTTTTGCATTGATACTGCACGTCTGCCATGTGCTTCCGCAATATACATATCAAGCAATGAAGATATTTGTTCGTGTACTTGAGGATTAGATGTCATAAAATACTTACGTTGTAATTCATTAATCTTATCCTCCAGTTCAGGAAGTGTAATGTCTTCAAAACTTTGTACTAACGGATTAAACATTTATAGTATATTCGTTATAAATTGACCTTTGTACTCGCCGTATATACTAGCACCGGCATCGTATGTCCAAAAGTCGAATATGTAAGGTTGTGTAGCACTGTCAACTGTAGTTGGATTTGCAAATCCTGTTGGCACTCTAAATGTACTACCTAATGAAGTAAACGTAACAGCGTGTCCGCCACCGCTGCCAATTAAGTGTACGGTCATTTTAGCAAGTTTTCCACTTGCTGGAAAGTCTGTTAGTGTTAATGTAACATCAGCGCCAATTGTAAAGGCTTGATAATGTCCATTTGAAAAACTAACGTTAGTGTTGCCACTTAGTGAACCGCCATTATAAAATGCTTCAGTTTGCTGAAGTACGTTTGCGCTAATTTGATTATTACCTGAAAACGTATTAGCGGCATTTAATACTGCGCTAGTTGTTTGTAATGTAGTAATTTCAGAAGTAGCAGTTGCTAATCCTGTTTTGATAATTGTGAAATTATCTCTAAATCCTTGACTATCATTGTCTTGTCCAGCTACTGGATAAGTCCCGTCAATTGTTGCTGATATAATTGTACTTGCCATGTTAATTCCTCTACTGTGTTATTTATCGTTGTTATGCGTTGTAGTCGTAATTTGCGAACAGGATATATTGTTCTGCACTATTACCTGAAGTACTGTCCACAACATAACGATCGATAGTTACGTCTAATGATTGAAAATTAAAGTTACTATTTTTAATGTTAGTTAATACTTCTGCACTCTTTCCAGGTTTACAATAACATAGTGGTATTGCTAATGTAAAGCCTGCTTCTTGCGTACCTGCACTTTGCGGAGTACGCATCCATAATGGTAAAAACCCGTATGCTGTTTCTCCAGTAGCTTCTAAACTTTCGCGCATGTTAGTAATGTTAGCAATGTGTCTTACTTCGTCACCGCCTGATACTTTAATAGCATCACTGTCAGCTAACGGAATGTTTTTCGCTTCACCTTGATTGAAGTTTTGACTATCAGTTTCACTAAGCACTGTTAAAATACTACTATTATCCTGACTTACTATTGTATCGCCTACTTCTAAATATGTTTTACTACCTGGGAAGTAATACTGTGAATTGCTTTCATCTGCACCTGTTGATATATAGTTTGGTGTGTATCCTGATACACCTTCTGCATTGTCTTTGTATATTGCTCTTAAATTTGTTGTTGAAGGCTTTGTAAGAATAGGTTCGATGTAAGTTGTGTACAATGCATGGCCTAATGGATTATTGCCAGCGGCTGCAATACCTTCTGGTGTACGCATATTATCATGCCATTCCGGTGCTAGTGTTCCGCCTGTTACAAACTCAGTAACATAATTCCATTCACCTAATACTAACAACCAAAGATACTCACGCATTAATAATGCTCTAAATTCTGGGTCAGTTCCTGGAAATGTACCACTGTATCCAGAAGTATCAAATCTGTTGTTGTCTATTGCTTCTACCATTGCAAGGTATAGCTCATTAGTTTGATTAGTTTGAGCAAGCTGAGGTATAGCCGACAACCCGTATACAGTAATAGTGTGTATTAAGTGTTCTAGTACTTCAATTGCTTGATCATCGCCTACAAGGCTCTCACCTGGCTGTTCCCAAATATGATCTACACTTTGAAAGTTGTATTGAAACTTAGTTAATCCTGGATAACTGTCACCAGCATTATCAGACAGCATACTAGGAGTGTAAGCACTTCCGCCTACCCAACCAATCTTTTGTGCTGTCTTCATTGACTTCATGTTGTTAACTGCTATCATTTGCGTAGTAGGGTTAGTATTGCCGCCGTATGTACTATCTAATAGTAAAGTTACAGTCTTTGCTACTTTCCTTATAAACTCGCTAGTATTTGCTTTAGCACCGCCTATAGCAGGAGTTCCTACTAGTTTAATGCCATACACATCTAAGAATCTATCATACGGTGTATATCTGCTACTAGATAATAACGGGTCTGTATTAAACACTTCGTCGCCACCTTTCATTACAGGTATACCATCGTTAGTAAAGTCTCGATTGTTTACATCAAAAACTCCTACTCTATCTACAGTTACAGTGTTGCCACCTTTAATTGTAAAGTCTTTTTTGGTTTTACCTTTAATTGGTTCTGAAGGGTCAATTACTTCTGCATAGATAACTTCGTATACTGTATCAGTTGTTCCTGGAGTTATTGCTAACGCAGTCTTAACTGTGCCTACTTTATAACGCCTTTTCTTGTGATACTTTTGACTGCTTGCAAAGAACGTGTCTAACGATTTTGTTTCTAATCCTGCGTATGCTAATATCTTAACATCTTTTTGTAATCCAAAGTCTGTATCGTTTGGTCGATACAATACGTTTGATGGAAATACATTTGGATTGCTTATTAATCCTCTATAAGATGCTCTTATAGTTTCATTCATAAACGGTTTCATAAACAAGTTACTGTACAACAAATCGTTTTTATCTAAAATATTAATAGTAAATTCTTTAGTTACTGCACTGTACCCGAATCTATCTTTAGCTTCAACAGTAAACGTATATGTTCTGTCAACTGTAGTATCAGCACCGTCAATCAACAATGATCCGGTATCAAATATTGTTAATCCGCTGACTAACGGACTTAACGTACCAAACTGTTGCACTTTACCTGTTATTTCACCATCAAGTTGTAACGCTAGTCCAAAAGGCAATCTTCCTGCTGTCTTAGTATAAAGCAACGGAGCATCTGTAACTGAACTAGTTGCTTCAACTCTAAATACACTTGTAAAGTTTGCGTCTATAGTTCCTAATACTTTCTTAGTAGTAAATGCAATAGTTGAATCTACTTGTCCTAGTATCTTTACTGTAAATGTTTTATCTTTTGATGACTGTATAACTTGCGCATCAATTAAATTAGCGGTAACTGTAAATTTGTATTCTTTAGTTACGGACGGCTGGTAAGGTATGCGTCCCGCAACTTCCCCAGTTGATACATCTAAAGTCATACCTGGAGGTAATGTACTTGCACTAGTATCTGGATTTGTTGCTTTTAATACAAACTGTGTACTACCTTGTTGTAAGTTGTTTTTTAGTACATCAAGAAATATTGTAACGTAATTATTAGCTCGTCTATATCCTATATCACTGTTTGTTAACCATACAGGAGTTCTAAGATATGTGTTGTCTGTACTAAACACTCCAGTGCCTACTTGCAATAGTACGTTGTCTGCTCTTAAGAAGTCGTCGCCTACTACATAAATTGTAAAGGATCTTTTAACAACAGTGTCGCCGTCATTTGCACTTACAATAAATTGGTAAAATCTGTTAAGTTTCTTTGGTGGAGCAAATACTGCGTTTGGAAAGTACTCTCCGTTATAGTAATACGAACTTACACTAGTAAAATCAAATGCATATCCGTCATAGTTATTTGTATCATATGCACCTTTATTTGCCGCTAGGTCTAGTGCTAGTAATGGATCAACTACACCTGATATTAGACCGTTGCTATCCATAGTAATACCTGAAGGAAGTTCTCCGTCATCTTTATTAATGTAGTACTCTAATGTTTGTCCAGCTGGTAAATCTAAATCTGTTGCTTGTAATTGGAAATTAATAATTTCGTTGTCTAGTACAAAGTAACGTTTGTTTTCTGCACCTACTGACAAGTTTCCTGCAGGAGTTACCCACTCAGGTTCGTCTGCTCCTTGTACTTCAATAGTAAACGTTCTGTCTTGTACTTGCAAAGCCGCATTAGTTGCTCTAAGAACAAACGTACTAGTAGTAGCACGTGGCACTGCTGTTGGTGTTCCAACAATTTGGTTATTTTTTAGACGCATACCCGCTGGTAAGCTACCTGATATTAATTTTGTTATAATAGTATATCCACTATTAAGAGGTAAGTTAACTATAGTCGTAATACTTTCTTGCAAAGTAGTTAACTTAGTTCCGGTGAGTTGTGTCCAATGGCTCATGATTAGATTGATCCAAGATTAGTAGAAGCAATCGGAGCAAGTACAGTTCCGTAGTCAATATCTACTACATATTGTAAATAATCTCTGTGGCTTAATACATCTTGCGATATTGCTCCAAAGTCAAAATTGTTTTCAAAGTCTACACTTCCGGCATCATTATTAATTGTAATTAAATCCCCATTTGCGCTAGTACTAATACCTGTACCGCCGAAGATTTTAAATGAAGTACCATCATTTATTGCAATACTACCGCCGTCAGTAACAATAGTATGCCCATTTAAGTTTGCCGCTATTGTTATTAAATCACCATCAGTTGTAATATGTATTCTATCACCCTGTACAATCTTACGGAACTCTAAGTCGTATCCTGTCTTTTGTTTGAATACACTGCTTCCGCTTGAGCCTACATTACTACCGGTAGTTGATTCATCGTTGCGTAAATCAAGCTCGTCGAAGTTTTCATTTACTTTAAGAAACGCGGCTCTGAGATCATCTCCAGTTCCGTCATTAGCTAAAGCACCTATGTTGATTGTTTGAATTGTCATTATATTTTCCTTATACTAGTATTTATTCGCCTACGGATAATCGCTTTCGCCCCACTGAATTCTAACTCCGCCATCTTGTGCATTATCAGGCCCTTGAGCAACAGCAAACCACTTATAATAGCTTGGCGGATTGTTGTTGTTAGCATTGTAATCTTGATAACGTATCCTGCCGCCATTGCCGCCGCCGCCACCGCCGCCTACTGATATAGTTGCATCATTACTATTACTTCCTACTCCGCCGTTCGTTGCATCAGTGTAATCAGTGTAGGGGTAACTGTAAGTGACTAAGTAAGGGCTTCTTGTACCAGTACCACCAGTAGTGCCTTTGCCGTGTAGCTCTACGCCACCGCCGCGTCCAGCAAGACCGTTTTTCTTTAAGTCCCCGTTGCTATTCGTACTGGCATGTTGTGCTCTGCCTTGACCGCCTCTACCGCCACCACCACTACTAGTATCACCACTATTATCGTATCCTGCCGCGCCACCGCCACCGCCGCCAGCACTGTTATTACCAGTTGCAACACCGCCACCACCACCAGCCATGCCGTTTCCACCGCCTCTAGTAGTTCCATAATCGCTGTTGGTTTGAAAAGTTCCACCAAATCCGCCACTTCTAGCGTTATAGGCTTTTCCACCGCCGTTGCCGTATATTATAGTATTGTTGCCGCTGTCCTTAACTGTACTATTTCCGCCATTTGTTGGATCAGTAATAGTTCCGTAACCGCTTGAAACAGGACTCCAAGTAATGTTAGCAGCCCCACTGCTGTCAACAAACACTTTATAATAGTTGTCAGTGTAATATCCTGAGCAGTCTCCTCTATTACCTCCTGCACCTACTGTTATAGTAAATGTGTCTCCAGGGCTTACTGTAATGTTATTACAATATGCTAGGCCGCCTCCAGCCCCACCGCCACCGGATCCGTCTGATCCTCTACCAACCATGCCGCCACCGCCGCCGCCTACTGCTACCATGTCAATTGATGTTACACCAGATGGTACTGTCCACACAGTCGATCCTGGACTATAAAACGCTACCGATCCAGTTGGGTTAGCACTTGAGTCGTTAATTATAACGCTACTTGTAACGCTTAATCCATCAAGTGTTAATAGTAAAGTTTCTTCACCATCAGCACTTTGGTCTGCTGTAACTACAACTGATAGTGTAGCAGAGTTGTTATTAACTGTGAAGGTACCCGTTAGTGATTCTCCACCTATGTCTGCTGATTGAATGCCAGTCATTGTATATGCTACAGTTACATCGTTTGCTACATTAGATGTTGTCAATGTAAAGACTATTGTTGCTCCTTCGTTTACAGTACTAGCACTGCTGACCAATGCATACGTTGCAGTTCCTCCACTAGCTATTGTATACGGATCTAATGGCATTTTATATTCACTTGTTACTGATGGACTGCTTAATGCGCTTAACGCAGTTCTAGCAAATGCACTAGCAGATTCTGACACTGTTAGTGACTGTGCGGCAGACCAACTGTTGTAAGTTACTCCAGTAAAGTTACTGTCTCCGGCTGTTCTTGCCTCTACAAATCCTGTTTTACCAATAGCCCAATCTTCATATGTTTGTGCAAACCCTGAAGAACTATTACCAATCCCTGCACCGTAATGGTCTTCTGTTCCTATTGGAAGTGTTGCTACAAACTGCGAAGCATTACCTGATGGCAGTTTAGACCCTGGGCTACCTTGCCCACCAACTATTAACTTTGTCGGGCTTGCCGCTGACTTGTCTACGTAAACACTGTTTATAAATGTATTACCAGTAGTAAGTAACAATCTACTATCAGCAGTAGTTAAATCAGCAGTGTCTATTGTAGCATAAAATCCGTTCAACGCTCCTACATACGGAGTAAAGTTTTTTGCAGTATCTTCTTTTTGTTGTCCTACTACATAGATCTTTGTGCCGTCTATCTTAACATCTGTTAGTACGTTTCTCTCAGTAGTGCCTGATCCATCGTAAAGACTAATACGTTGAAGTGTGTCAACACCCTGATGCTGTACACGCCATACTTCTCCCTTACCAGAAGATGTATCATTTAGTGTTACTACTATACCTGGATACTTTATTACATCAGTCATTTCACCGTCTACTTCTTCTTGAACCGTGTATTGGTCCTCGACGTCCATTCCACCTATAGTAATGTCAGTTGTTGCATCTTTATTTTCAAAAGTAATTTCTTTATACTCAGTTGGCAATCCAGTTCCGCCTATTTCGTATATTCTTACAAAGATTTTATCTTTTTGTTGTGTCCAAGCTCCGCCAACTTGTGTAGGTACCCTACCAAAACTAATGCCTGCAATATAATAAAAGTTACCACTATTTAATCCAGTAAACTGTTTATATGCAATATGTGTAAACTCTGTATTAAGACTGTTTGTAGCAACTAATCCTGGATAGTAATAAGTAGTAGAACCACTAGTTAGTTCTACATTTGTTCCGTTTGTTGGGTCTAGTCTATCCCAAAATGATCCAGTACCGTCTGTTCCCCAGTTGTCTACTTTTACAACACCTATAACATCAATTACACTTGTTCCGGTATACGGAGACGGTAAGTCTACTTTCATGATATCTAATGCCCATGCATGGCTTGCTATGCCTGCTGATTTAGTATACTTATTAATCCACTGTGTTGCGCCGTCAGTATCAAGTTTAACTACTAGTACTTGACATTTTCCAGTACTAACATTTTTGTCAATAGTACCGTCTATCATATTCTTATCAATGCCGCCTGCTACATATATGTCATTTGTAGATACATCAACATATAATGCTTGAAGAAACCCGGTAGATGGAATAGCTTTACGCCATACTAACTCACCATTTATGTTTAGCTTGTACACATAATATGTATATACATTGGAAATTGTAGTTGACTTTGATATAGCAATTGTACTGCCTATACTATCAACTACTACTTTTATTACTGATTCTGACGCAGAGGTATAGTCTGTAGATTTAGCCCAGTAAGTTCCACTAGTGTATATTGTTCCGTTCATTAACGTATGTGCTGAACATTGGTAGTATGTCTTACCTGATGTTCTCGGAGTGTATGTTACTACACCTGATTGTGTACCGTTGTTAGTTACATCATCTACTTGATTTTCAGTACCAATTCCAACTTGTGTTTTTATATAAAATGGATGTCCTGTAGCGTTAACAGTAAATGCCATTGTATCATTCTTATTTAATACTATAAACGGGTTGTTACCAGTAAATGCCGCATTCCTGTCTGTTGCACTACTATAAGACCATGCTCCACTGCCTGCATTTGTTACGTTACTAGTGAAGCTTTGTTCTGATCCAGTTGATGTATCAGCAATTGCTACACTTACATTTGATGTGCCATTGTCAAGGGTCATTGTAAATGTTTCGTCACCTTCTAATGCACTATCTGCTGTAACTGCTATTGTTTTTGTATTTGATGCTGGTGTAAGATTACTAGTTAGAGTTTCGTTAGTAATATCTGCACTAGTAACACCAGAGATTGTATACGGTATCGGAGTGTTTGTAACTGTTATGTTATTTGCTAGTGTAATAACGAAGCTAGTACCTTCTGACACTGATGCTTTATCTGATGATAATGCGTAACTTGGTGCTTGGAATTGATATGCTGTAATATCACCAGGCCATGTAAACATTAATGCTCCTGCAATTCCGCTGTTTGCGCCTGGCGCAGAGCCTGCTAATGAATGTACTAACACTCCACCACCTGCCGCACCGGCAGCTAGAGCGGCTCCTACTACGTTTCCTGTGCCGCCAGCAACTCCGTTACTAGCCGTGCCTGCACCTGTAATAGTTTGACTTGTTACTGTAGTGGCCTTTAGTCCACCGAGTCCACTGCGACCTAGTGTAACGGCAACACCGCCGCCTCTTGCGCCGGTAACAGCACCAGTGCCACTTTGCCAATCTTGTGTCCATCCATGACCACCGCCACCACCTGATCCAATTGTTCCGTCAATAGTTGTTTCTGCTGGAGCAAGTTGTCCTGCCGCAACTGATATTGCAGTTTGTGGAGATCCTTCGCCGCCGTCAGCTCCCATGCCTGCCGCACCACCGCCACCACCAACTACTGCTGATCCTGTTGCCGCTGCCGGACGGAAACTTGCTCCGCCTGTTCCTCCACTCTTTGATCCGTCCCACGGACCTGATACGCCGCCGCCGTTACCACCTGCAATTAACGCTCCGACAGTTAATGATGATAATGCAGAACTTGATCCTGCAATACCACCGCCTGCTGTATAAGTTATACTGTTTATTGTTATTGAAGTGTTTCCACCATTTGCACTACTTCCTGATCCGCCTGTGCCTATAGTAAATGCTATAACATCCCCAGGAGTTACTGTGATGTTATTCTTGAAGCCGACAGCACCACCACCACCTCCTGAAGTTATAGTTCCTGCACTTCCGCCGGATAATCCTGCGGCTCCGCCACCTACAGCCATAATTCCAATATTAGTAACTCCATCAGGAACAACAAATGTTCCGCCACCTGCTGAAGTAAATGCACTTGTTCCTGATACAATATCAAGACTAGTATCAATTATTAACGCTTGAACATATACTGTTGGGTAAGCGTTTAATGTAAATTGTAAGGTTTCGTTTCCGTCTGTAGTTAAATCGTTTGCTAATGTAATTGTTGCAGTTTCAGTAGTTCCTATTACAAATGATCCTGTTAGTACATTACCAACAACATCGCTTGCACTTACTCCTGTTATAGTCCACGGAAGAACTACTCCTGGAACACTATTTAGGCCTGTTACTGTAACATCAAGTGATTGTCCTTCGTTTACTTGAGTAGCTGATATTGCTAATGTATATGTTGCCGCTACTGTACTTGAATCAGCTATCACTGCTATCACTGTTGCTTCGCCATTATCTAATGCAAATGTTAATGATTCTTGACCTTCTGATGTTTCGTCTGCATTAAGTACTAATGAGATAATATCTGTAGTCCCAACTACAAATGATCCGGTTAAAGACGCATCGCTAATATCTGAACTAGTAACACCACTAATCGTATATCCTAATGTAGTGCCTGTGGCAACATTGCCTGTTGTTAAGGTAACTATTAAAGTAGTACCTTCGTCCGGAGTAGCATCATTTAATGATAAGAAATATGTAGCTGTTGGTAAGCTGGTGTCAGCAATTGTTACGCTAGTTGTTGCTTCGCCGTTGTCAAGTGCTAATGTAAATGTTTCTGTACCGTCATCAAACGTAGTATCAGCTGATGCTTGTATTGTTATTGAACTAGCTCCACCGACAATGAAGTTTCCTGTTAAACTTGCGCCGCCAATATCTGTACTATTAACACCTGTAATAGTGTACGGAACGATTGTACTAGCAACAAGATTTGTTGTTGTTAATGTTATAGTAAACGTGTCGCCTTCATTAACACCGCTTGCTGTTGATGTTAGTGCGTATGTTGGAACTGCTACTTCTTCCTCTTCTTCACTACTAACTGTTCCGGCTGCTTGAAGGACTATGGCACTATTATACGGCTGGAAAGCATATACGTTTGGCCCGCCAAATAACGAAACAGTACTTGTGAATAAATCTACATCTTCAATTGGATTATATAGAAGGTCTGATATAGCATTTGATGTTATCCAAGTTTTACCCTGTGCTGTAGTAGTTGCTGGCTCTATTTCTAAATAGGTAGCAAGTAGTCCTGCAATTTGCGGACTAGCCATACTAGTACCAGATATGTTTGCAGTCTTATAATCTGTATTACCAGGATATATTCCTGAGGTAAAGATGCTTACATTACTAGATGATGAAATAATATTTACTCCTGGTGCGTAAATATCTACGCCAGGACCTCTGTTAGAAAATGCGGCTACTTTTTCTGATAAATTATCCGCTAATACTGAATCAACTGCACCAACCATAAGTGCTTGGTCGTCAAATGGCGAACTACCTCTGTGGTAATAAATAGTTTGGCCAAAGGCAGTAGTATAGTAATTATTATAATCCTGAAAACCTTCATCAGCAATTTTTGTATAGCTGTTACCTGCCGCTATAACAACGTGTACTCCTGCATCAATAAGTTCTTGCACATCAGTATCAACTGATGCAATTCTAACAGGATGTCTATAGCCAATTCCGTCAAAGTAACCAGTCATACCTTTTGAAGTATCTCTAATACTGCCAGTCCAATCAAAACCACGGAAGTTTCCGCCAGTTATTGATGAATAACGAGTTCCGTATCCCCAACTCATGTTTACTACAGTAGGACGTACAACTCCTGTTGATGCGTCAACTGGTTTAGCTTTGTGCCATTCTTTTATTACGTCAAAGCAATCTGATATAGATATACCCGAGTTTGGATCTGAAGAACCTTCTAGACCGGCAACCTTAACAGCATATATTCTTGCGTTTTTTGCCCAGCCATAAGTTTGCCCAGCGGCCGTTCCGCCAACGTGCGTACCGTGTCCGTGATAGTCTGTATAATGTGCTGTTGGCATAGTGCCACTTACTACACTCTGTGATTGATACCAGTCAATCTCTTGTACTCTGTTTACACCTTTAGCATCTAAAAATTCTGGATGATCTGCTTGTATACCTGTGTCCTGTATTACAATATCGACTCCTGCGCCTGATAGCGTGTGCGTAAAGTCGCCTGAAACAATATTTCCAACATATGGGTTTGTGGCGCTTATCATTCTGCGCATGCCCCAGTTTAGTTTATCACTACTAGATTCTGTAGTTTTACTAAAATCTCCAGTCTGAGATGCAAATGTTATCATCTCAATATCATCTCGTAAATCGGGTCGTAGTTCAACTCCGTATACTCGCTTGTCGTTTTGTAAAATGTTAACTTCGTCGAGTGTTAAGTAATAATGTGTATTTCTTTGCGACCCTGGTCTTGCGTTTGCTATTTCAACTGTTCTGTTTGGAATGAAACCTGCGCCTGTAAGACTTATCATCTCTGCATCAAACGCTAGTACATCAACTCCTCTTTCGAGACTTACTATATATTCTTGTTCAGACATTAACTGTCGCTCCTGTTAAAGTATTCTTATGTATTAGTGTAAAGCTACCCAACCACCGTTGGCATATGCTTCCATTTTGCCTGACGTTTGGTTGTATATAATCTCGCCATTAGACGGTGATAATCCGTTCCTCTCAGTAGTAGTCCAGCTCTTTGCTACTAGCTTTGATAAAGAAGCAACCAGTGTTCCGTTTACAACAGTCATACTAGAGTTGTGTCCAACTTGTAAATCTCCCGATGCAACAGTTACACCAATATTTATTCCTTGTCCGGCTGTGGTTAAATCAATTCCGCTATCAGAGTGTATGTCTACGCCACCGCTTTGACTAATTTTAATATAGTCAGTATCACCAGTGGATGCTTGTAGCTTTAAATATCCTGACGAAACAGTAATAGCAATATTACCATTTCGAGTCCACGTTTCAGATGTTATTGGTCCAACTAACGCACTATTCAAACTGTCAACAAGCATTGTACTATCACTACCAAACACACTGCCTATAATGTCTTGCTCTATAACGTTACCTGTTGTATTATGCAGACTTTCTAATGCGGCGATCTTAGGATACACTTCGTTAAAGTTATCATTAATTTTATCAAATGCGTTTCTTAACGGATCACCATCGCCTTTATTTGCACTTGTACCTATATTTACAATTTGCTTTGCCATTATACTCTTCCTACTACGATTTCAACAGTACCTTTATCAGCACTTTGTTTTGTTCCAACTGCTTTACCTAATACAGCACCAACACCTGGACTATTGTCTACCATAGCATATCCTGGCACACTACTTGCTACCAACATATCGCCTGCTTCGACCATGCCAATTACTTTACAAGGAACTCTACCTTGCAATGCTACTGCACTTACAAACTCTCCAGCTAACTCTGCATTCATTAAGTGTGCTGGGTTAGTAGATACTACTCCTGCAATCTTAGTAGTTCCTTTGGATGTAGTTTCAGTAACTTCATTTGCTCCACCAAACATTAATACTGTGCCTGGTTCGTATGCAACATCACCTAAGTAGTTTTCTGCTAAGTCAGCATACTTTGCTGATGTTGCAGTACCACTAAACGTAGTTGCATATACTGTATTATACAATAATGACGAACTACCAATGTTGTAAGTATTAGTTGCATCTGGAATAACACCTGTTGCACTAAACTTAAATGGTGCTTTAGTTGTTGCGCCATCTTTTGTAAGTATTGTAATTTCACCTGCAACTGACTTACCAGTATCAGCACCTAATGCAATACCAGTTGTGCCTGTGCCTTTTTCATTTGCCGCTTCAATAAAGTTAGTGTACACCCAGTCTGATGATAGTCTTGACTCTGCGGCAAAGTTACTGTTAGCTTGCAATGTACTTTGTGTATTTCCTCCGCTATTGCCAATGTCAATGCTTCCTGGAAATTCAGTAGTCATTGTAGCATCAGTACCAACGCCTTCAAGTATTACGCCACCACCTGGTGTAAGCATTTGAATTGTTGTTGCCGCGGCTGTTTTTGGTTGTAAAATTACATATCCGTCATCAGCACCAACAACAAGTTTTGCAACTCTAACTTTACCATCGGACTTAGTCATTACCAAACTACTGTTTGCACTAATAGTTGTAATAGGAACTTCTGATGGAGTTGTTGCTCCGCCACTTATGTTACCCAGTACTCTTAGATCAGCCATACTCGGTAAGTCTGCTAAATCAACGCCGCCAGCTTTAAGTGTTACCCAACCATTTGTTATTGTAAAGTCACCTGAGTCAAAACTAGCAAGTCCTAAATCACTTTGTGCAATACCAGTAGCGTTTGCTCTAGTGCTTGCCGCATTCATGTTTAACTTGCTTTGTACAATTGCCGCTGTTGCTGAAACTGCCGCATTATCAATACTACCTGCCGCAAAACTATACAATGCTGTAGTTGAACCTGCCGCTCTAGTAACAGTAACAGCCATTGCACTTGCTCCATCTGCAATTGCGTTAGCAATCTCATCAAACGGTCCGTCAAGTATATCTGCTGTTGGTCCACTAGTAACAATTATCTTATCACCACCGTTTGCTACTACGTTTGCTGTAGCTGTGTAAGTAATAATTTGTATGTTACCAAGTATTGGATCTGTTGTTGTTTCTACATCAACTACTGTACCTGTTGCACTGCTACTAGCTTGTGCAAAAGTTTGTGCCGCGGCCCATGTTCCGGTTCCGCCTATAGTATCAGCATCAATGATAAGTCTTTTCTTACCTGTAAATACAATTAACTGGTTTGCCGCTGGACTATTAAACTCTGTGTTTCTTAGTTCTTCTAAACTATCAAAGTTATCAACAACACCGTCTACATATGCTTTAGTAGCCGCATGTGAGTTTGCACTCGGAGCCAGCAAGTTAGTGATCTGATTCGATCCCATGTTCATGTTGCCGGTCATTGCAGTAGTGCCATCTAGTGCCATTGCACCCGAGCCAATAATATTGTTAGCTGTTAGTCCGTTATGATCCCAACCTAAGCGTCTGTTAACGTAACCGCGTACTGCACTTTGCGTTGGAACAATGTCTGAACCATTAGCAGTCATTCCGTTGTCTGTGCTAAATTCAGCAACAACAACACCACGTTTAAATCCAATTCCGTCTAAGTTACTTAATGCAATACTACCTGCGAATGTAACTGTACCAGTACCTTGGTCAACTGTAAAGAACTTACCTACACGGAAGAAACCGTCTTGGTCTGTACTTACAAAGAAACAACGTCCTTTGTCACGTTCACTAACTTCGTTAGCTTGTACTGCGGGTTGCGGATCACCTAATAGAACGTTTGGATAGTTACTGGTGTTAAAACTACCAGTACCAATGTCTAAGAAGTCGTGTCCTGTTGCTCTACAAGTTGAAATACTAATTGTAACATCACCTGGTGCCGCAGCCGGTAAGCCGCAACGTAGTGTGTTAGTTTGTGATCCAGACAACACCATAGTTGAATGTATACCAGTTTGATTTCCTGCTTTGTTCAAGTCACTGTTTGCTACTTCTGCAATTTGTACAGTTGAATATGCTCCGCGATCGATATAGTTGCTAACTGTGTGTAGCTTACCTGACCATGCAAATACCATGTCACCTCGATCAATTCGCTGTCTGTCACTTAGTGCCGTTACTTCTTCAATAGCAATAACATCATCGCCTGCTGTAGCACCTTGTGTTGCGCCACCAGCGCCGGAATATGTTGCCGCTGCCGCGTTTGTCTTATCAACAATAATTCTAACATAATCAAATGTTGCGTCAAAGTTTGTTAACACACTATTATTAGCTAATGATTCGCCTGTTGATTCAGTTATTGTAAATGCAACTGTTCTGTATGTTTCTTTTGGTTGCTCGTCAAACTGGATAGCTGTACTTGGGCGTGTTGTAAGTGTGTCAGGACTTGCTACGCCGTTTAGTACAAATGCTTGGTTCTGTCTATAACTAACAACTGTATCTTCGTCTGTATTTTCAATAAGTCCAGCATTATCAAATCCACTATTTGATGTAGTAAACGCAAATTTGTAAACTTGACCATCATGCTTTGGTGTATGTGTAGTTGCCGCAATTGTACCTGCGACTGTTACTGTAAGGATTGCACCCGAAGCATTAATTGTTGCTACTGTAATTGTAGCATCATTAGCTGTAGTTGCACCGTCTAGCTTTGTACCTAAAACAGTAATTGTATTATTAACACTATAACCAGTACCTGAAGCTCTAACAGATGCTCCGTAGCCGCCTTGTGTAGATTTAGTAATATCAAACTTTGCACCCGATCCACCAGCTTGGTTTAATGTGTATGCAACATCCTGATGCCCGTCAACAATAAAGTCTGCTACTTTACTAACACTGCTAACTTCGTGTCTAACAAGTGTACCACTTGCATGTAAAATATCAACTTCGCCTTTGTTTTGTGGCTTGTGTTCCATGTCGTATACATATACGTTTAACTGACCTAATGCTAATGTGTAACCACCTGTAACAACAAGAGCCGGCGCACCTAAGTTTGCACTGCCTGCTGACAATGTAATATCGTTAGTTGTATTAAATGTTCCTGATGTATCTTTTAAGTAAAGTTTCTTACCTTTAGTTGTAAACACAACTGTACCAGTAGCACCTGTAACAGCCTGTGTTACTGTGTTGCCTCTAGTGCTTAGTGTAAGCACATCAGCAAAGGTAAGTGTAATGTTTGCTTCTGCTGTTTTACCAGGCATTACCATGTTGTCACGCAATGTAACACTATCTGGAATTTCGTTTGGATCACTACCGTTAGCAACTAAACCAAAGTTACCATATGCGTTAGATCCGTTAAGTGATCTAATCTCACCACCTTTGTTTGCATAGTATGCAGTATGGCAATAGTAAGTAAACTGTGATACCATTTCTGATAAGCCACCGTTAGTAACAATAAGTCCATAGCCTAAGTCGTTAACTTGTGTAAAGTCATTACCTAACATACTTCTGTTACCAGCAGTTTGTACAGTAATTTCAATCGGGCTTGATACACTAACAGTGTCTAAGTTAAACGAGTCTGCTAATGTTCCTGTCCAACCAGCAGTATTATTACTAGACCTATCAAGGATAAGTGTAGCAGTTCCTAGTGCAGGATCCCAATCTCTAACTGCGTTAACTTGAAAACGTTGTCCATCAATGTAAAACGGAGCTGGCACTTGTGGCTTTTTAATGTATAAGCCTGTGCCTGCATCCGAAGCAACATCAACTTGGTATATGCTGTCCTTGTTAGTAACTTTCATTGGTACGTTACCAGTGTAAGCATCAACTAACATACCACCTCTAAACGCTTGCCTGTTTATACTCTGTGAGAAACTTGAACCAACTTGTGCGTATGGTGACTTGGTTAGTACTTGTCCATTAGGATCAAGTACCATCATAAATCCGCCGTGTCCTTGAACACTTACGTTGCTTATTCTAGTTGCATCGCCGCACATAAACACATCAAGTAGTTTGTTGTTCTTTGGTGGGTTATAACTTCCGTTAAACGCAAACCTAATAACATCAACTAGTGCATCTAAATTAGTTTGTACACTTGCTTCTGATGTGATACTAGTATCAATTATTTGTGCAACTGCACCTAACTTAGCACCAAATGCTGTATTAGCTAGTATACTAGGTGTAATAGTTTTAATATAGTTAATTGCCGCTGATGTTTCAGTTACCTGACCAGCAACAGATCCTACATAATATGCACCCTGGTTCTTTAATGACTCAGCTCTGCCGCCTGTGTTTAAATCTTTTATAATACCGTCAATAATGAATCCAGTATCACGTCTACATTTTGTAGCACTGTAAGAAAGACTTGGATAAGTTGCATCAATGTACTGAATAACTTCTTCAATAATAAACAATTTATTCTTTGTTAATAGTTTTCCAGCTTTAGTAAAACCACCTGGATTCGTAAGTGCTGAGTTACCAACGTTAACGTCGATAGTGTTATCTGTTAAGTAATGCTTACCAAAATAGCCAACTACGTTACCAGTTAACGGATCAACGTAACCGCCGCCTGTTGTTGGAATGTTAGTATCTCCATAACCTGTTACACTAGTAGCATTACCTGTTAGGTTGTCAAACTCTAAATCTCTGTAGAAGTATGTGTTTGCCCATGGACTTTGTGATGAACGATCATTTGGTGCAATAATGCAACGTCTAAACTCGTCACCTTTAATAGATGTGTTTGCAGGAACTTTAATCGGAAAGTCTTCAAAATATCTACCAGACTCAACAAATATTGTTGCTTCGGCCCTATTTACAGTGTTAGCATATTCTAATGCTTCTCCTGCAATAAACTCTAAAGGTTCAAGTAACTGTAACTGTAGTTGGTCTTGGTTTGCAGGTGTAGATGTTAGTGCATCGCTTTCGTAGTTGAATGCAATAATTTTACCTATTGCTCCACTTGTCTTGCCTCTAACAGTCTTGCCTGGAAGGATGTCTGTGTTTGTTGGGTTACCTTGATCAACGTGTCCATTACCGCCGTTAGCAATGTTAACTTCGTATACACTACCGTCAACTGTTGCAGGCGCTGTAAATACACCGTCGTTAATAATACCAACAACAATAACAAACTTTGCGTTTACACTGTTTAAACCAGTAGCGTCAACAACTTGACCACTGTCTATAGATTGTGAGTAAACTGTTTGTAATGCTGTTACTGTGTTGTTTTGTAGGATGTCACTTACTAGTGATTTTGCTTTTGCAATACCTGCTAGTGTTTCTGTCTTCTGTGTAGTAACTGCAAGTTTTCCACTTGTGTTTGAATAGTATCTAATACCAGCAGTTTTACTCAAGTAGTTAGCATTATTACCAGTTAATGTATCAAGTACAATACTGTTAACAATTAACCCAACGTCTCTTGCACAAATATCTGAATCATATGTTAAGTTAGGATAAGTTGCATTAATAAACGCAACAACCTCTGCTTTAATAAAGTCAATGTTTGCATCAATTAATGTCTTAACAGGCAATCTGCCTGATACAATAGTTTGAATGCCAACGCTTTGTGTAGTTGATATAGTAGCAGTTGAACCGAATGTAATAGTTTGTTTGTACGGACCTAACTCTTGCGGAGAAGAAATCATTAGCTCTTCTGCTTTACGACATGCCGCACCAATTGTTTTAAACGCAAAACTTAAACTGCGTCCTTCTTTACCCGCTGGTGTATCTGTTTGTCTATCATCACCCTTTGTACTAACAAAGAAGTTAGTTGTTGACT